CTGATCCAGATTCTAAATCTGCCAAAATACCTTCGCCGGTACTCAACAAACCACCTTGACCAAATATACTAGCAGTAGATCCTGGGCGAGCCAATGGACTTGGTGTTTCATCGTAGTGTGCTGAATCTGGCCAGCTGATATTGACATCTGGTTTGCCAAGGCCGCCATTGAGATACTTTACAGTTTCGTAGCGTATGGTCATGGTATGTTGCATAGTACCGTTGCCTTGTGCATAATCATATGTGTCATGATTCCAATTGGTAATCAACGGATTGATCAAAATGTATCTAGCATACTTGTGTTGATCAAAACCAATAATTTGTATGTCTCTAAAGAATGGTGGCTTACCACTGGCTGTTTGTGTGCCATCCATGAAGTTTTCGCCAATGTATCCCCAGTCATTCACACTGCCTATACGATTTTGTTCGTAAATGTCTCGGTTGTTGTAACTGAAACCGTTTTGTTTGGTAGCATTTAGGCCAGGTGTGCCGTATGAAGTGGGTGCATTACTGATGTATTGCTGTGCTGGATCTTTGTAGTAGTATGAATAATACTGATACCACATCTCACGAATGTTGTCGCCGCCATCGTCGTGGAATGTGATGTTTACTGGTTCATAATTGATTTTGGTTTGTACAATTCTTTTGCGATTGTACTGATTCAATGTGGCAACGTCAATATTGTATTTGGGCAAGTCAACTGTTTTTACTGCCAAACTGAGATTGGAAATATTTTCAGGATTGAAAATTTTGACATTTGTCAGTTTCTGTATTTCTTGGTAGTTCAATGAAAACTTAACGTGAAATAGAAACTTAAATCTGGGTTTAAGTTCGTAGGCATTAGTGCGAAAAGTTTTGCTTGCGTGAGTGTAATCACGCAAGCTATTTGTCGCAGTAAAACCTTGAAGAAAGTCTTGGCCGAAGCTAGACATTGATTAGACCTTAGATGCCTTGTCCAGCACCTGTTACAATTCCTGTAGCAGTTCTTACAGCGTTAGCTAAAACTCCACCAATACCGCCACCACCTTGATTGCCTTGGTTGGCGTTGTCATAAGAAATATTCATAGTGATTGACACAGCTTCGTTGGTACCATAGTTCATTGGGCCGTAATCAGCACTCACAATATAGCAACCATACAGTTCCCACGACTCTAATACAACTACTTCAGTAGCACCGTTGCCACCGTCTAGAATTTCCAACTTGGTCAAGAACTTGTAATCAATGCCAGATGCAGCTGAACTCATTTCCAAGAAGTCCATTTGTTTCTGAATCTGTTCGCCGATCAACTTACTCACGTTGCCTGATGCATCATCACGAATCTCAACAGCAACGTCTGCCCAGCTATGACGTCCGGCCAATTTCAATGTTGAGTTATAAATTGGCAATGTGATTGGTTCGAACGTCAGGTTAGGTCGAGCAAAGCTCACAACCTGCTTGGTTAACTCTGTTGTTGGTGTCGAAACTCCCAAATTTTCAAACATCACTCTAAAGCGATATCTAAGTTTTGGCATTAACAGACCTTGGGTGCTTGCTGATTGATCGCTTGCAAGCGGTACTGTCATTTTGTTTAATGATGAACTTGGCATTGTATATATCTCCTAGTTTTATTTATCTTAGACTTGAGGTCAAAAAATAGGGTCCAAGGACCCTATTTTTACAGGCCTGCGGCTATGTCTCCAGTGTTCTTGATACGCAGAGGAATGTAGATAAACTCCACAGCCTTAACTGGTTCAATCGCAATATCAACCCACAATTCATTGCGGTCAATACGAGCTGGTGTGTTATTGCTCAAGTCGCAAACAACCAAGTAGTCATAGATAGCACGTTTGGCAATCAAGTCAATCATCAAGCTGTTGCAAGTGTTGGTGATTTCATTGCGTGTGATCTGATCGTTAGGTTCGAACAGATACAACTTGCCAATTTCTTCCAGGCGTCCACGCAAGAATGCAACCAAACGTGCAACGTTGATACGATCCAACGCTGTGGTGGTTGTAGTAGATGTCTTGTTACCAAAGTTGGTAATACCCACACCTGGAATGAATGTAATTGGATTAACATTCAAACTGTACAACACATCACGCAAACCTTGATTCACACCAAGTGGCACAAACTCGCCAGTAGCTCCGTTAATATAACCAAGTTGTGTGGCATTGTCTACCACACCACGGCGTGTACCAGCTGGTGCCAACCATGGATAGCTCACTTCGTCACTGCGAATGATTGTTCTAACCATCATGTGACTTGGTGCTGTTACCACAGTATTACCACTCAAGTCTACAGTTGTACAACTTGGATAGAATGTGGCAGCATAGTTACTGGTAGCTGATTGTCCATCACCGGCCACGGTGCCCAACCCATTGTTGTTGGTAGCCCAAGTTGTGATGTCAGTACCTGTGCCAGGCAAACGCATCGGAGTGTCACCAACCACAAACAATGTGTTATTACGCTCATTGCTGAGTGCAATCATGTTGGGGATCAATTCTGGATAAGCAGGTGATGCAATCAATGTGTACTGTGCAGTATCTTCTCTTGCACCCAAACTGGTATCTAACCCTGATCTCATTGCTGCCACAATCATTTGACGTTGCGCTAGTCGACCTGCATACATGCTGCCGTCTTGTTTGTTACCTGATGCTGTGAGCCATGTACTGGTTACTGCTGGCAATGTGTCATCGGGGAATGTGGTAGCATTAAAGTAATCACTTTGATAGCTTTTGACATTATAACCTGAACGGCGTGTGTTCCACAACAACATACCTTGTGGATATAGTGTAGGATCTGGCGCATCCAAATCCAAATAGTTGCTGGTCAGCAAACTCACAATGGTTGGAATTGGATCTGCAATAGGATCTGTTGTGCCATTTGGTGCCCAACGAGCATCAGCAAACAACACACCATTCTGTGTGACTTGATCTGTAGTATCAACAGATACCCACTGATCCACACCGCTTACAGATTCCCAACGATACAACTTGGGATAATTTTCCAAGTCACTAGTGTCCACCCACAAATCACCATACACCAAAGCACTGGCTGACACATCATTTTGTGTGACAGGTGCTGTAGCAGCACAGATTGGACCGCTGGCATTGGTCTGTGTTAAGTCATATCCGCGAACATCGTTAGCAACGTTTTGATAGCCAAACCAGGAGCCACCGTTTTGAATCATGATGTCAACTTGAGTTGGTGTTGAATAGTACCACAATCTGCCATCAGCAGGATCCTGATAAGGTGCTGTGGCACTAGAAGTGTATTCAAATTCTGGCTCACTACAGAAGTTAGACAATATCAATGTTGTATAATCACCAATTGCCAAACGAACAAACGGGGTATTTACGCTAAACCCGGCTGTGGTAATTGGAGTTCCAAACCCAGACACTGCTGCCAATGACATAATGCCGCCTTGGCTGTGTGTGAACACAATATTACCAGCTGAATTTACACTGGCTGACACATAAGGAATATTGGCTGCACTGACGTCAGCAATAAAACTGGCAATACTGGTACCACTCAATGTAATTGTAGCAGTGTTAGTGACTGTACTTCCAGCTACTGACCCGCCCAATGTAAATTTATTACCAGCAACAAACAATGCATCGCCATTGGCACCTGGAGTTGTAGTACCTGTAACTATGGTTTGACCAAATGCAGTTTGTCTATAAAATTCAAATCCCATTGAAGTCATTGGTGATGTTTCTGCAGAGTTAGCAACAGGTTGCACAAACAATGTACCAACTGGAATATTTCTTCCACCACCTGTGGAATCAAAAGAATTGATTGCAGTAGTTGTGGTAAGGAATGCTGGACAACTTTGCAGCACCCATTCTCCAAGAGTAGCACTGTATTGTTTTAGTTGAACTGCCAAGCCATTATTGGCTGGACTGATGTTATTCCAAACTGATCCAGTGGGTCTGCCACCTAAAGTATCTGTGGTTCTCCAACGTGGTGCTTGATAACTGTATCCAGCAAAAAAGATTGGAGCCAAATATTCAATTGCTTGAATACCAAGAGCAGTACACAATGCAGCACCGCTGGCATTGGGTTCAATGCTAACAATACCGCCAGTAGCAGTACTGCCATCGTTGGTTGCAGTATCATCTGCGTATATCACAAATGTTCCATCAACAGCCGCAGCAGTCACACCTGTGATAGCTGCTGCATTAACTGCGGCAACAAATCCAGCCAAGGTGTTAGATGGAATAGCCGGCACAGCTACAGAAGTTTCATTAATAAAAATACTTTGTCCTGCTGTGAGTGTGGGATTGGTCACAGAACCTTGGATTGTAGGCCAAGATGCTTGCCATGCTGCACCGCCAACTGAAACCCAAACGTTATCAGAATTCTTATACCAGCCCACGTTCCAAATAGCTTCGGTACCACCAAGTGATACAATAGCGTAATCACCAATGCTGCCTACTGTGTTAAGAGGAGTGTAAACTGTTTGTCCAGTTACACCACTGGTGCTTTCTACTACATCGGCACTGTCAGTAATCAACAGTGGTGTTTTCACTGTAAATGTTGATGTGGTTTTGTTCCATTCTTGGATGCCCCACACAGAAGTAGAAGTATCTAGCCAATATGCACCATCAGCTGGTGATCCAGTTGGGCGGGTCAAGCTGGCTGTGAGTTCGGTCAAGTCAATGTCCACACGCTGAACATAAGCGCGGTTTGAAATACCCAGTGAACTGTAAGCAGCCAACAAGCCGTATTCGTTGAGTTCGTAACCATTGATTGGAGTGCCAGTGGTTGTGTTATAGAAGAATGGCACCCCAAATGTGGCACTAAGATCACGCTGACTGGTGATTAAATATGTTTTGTTAGCGTTAGCTGCTGTGGTACCAGCTGCTACTCCAACTCCAGCACCAGATACTTTGTTCTGTGCTGTGGCAATCAAAAAGTATGGTACTGTGTTGACTGCTGATGGAATATATTGACTTTCGTCAATTACTGTTACTTGTACGCCGGGTGATGTGAGAGCCATGGTTGAATCCTTTTCAAGTTCTAATATTTATTGAGACCTTGAAAAAAACAGCCGTTTTGAATACCTTTAATAAAGGTCCATGCCGCTAAATACCGTATGAGACCCATTTGTCAAGCCTGCCACCAACGCCCTTGTGCTGTGAACTACAAGCGTGAGGATGTCACACACTATCGATCACGGTGCGAGAACTGTGCTAGAAAAGGGCGGGGACTCAAGCCCCGAGAACCACGCTGGAAGTCAGCGGGCTACAAGAAAAAAATGAGCTGTGATCGCTGTGGATTCAAAGCCAAGTATGCTGGCCAAATCTTTGTGTATCATACAGATGGAAACTTGAACAATGCCACACTTAAGAATCTCAAATCAGTTTGTAGAAACTGTGAAGTAGAGCTGTCTAAGAGCGATCTTCCGTGGCGTCAGGGCGATCTTGAACCAGATTTTTAACCTGCTGATACAAGTCATCTAGGGTACCGTTGTTGTCTAACACAGCATCAAAGTTGGTGCCTACCCATGCAGTTTCTGATGCGTGAATGCCTTGTTTTTCCAATTTACGTTGACTTAGTGCCCAGGTTGAGTTGCCAGTTGGGCCACGGTTAACACTCACAGCCGCATTATACCAAGCAGGCTCGGGTCCGCGTACCACACGAATCACACGCCCGCCAGTGTTTTTAATGGCCAGAATTTCATTGGGGAAACGGCAGTCTGAAATCACCACATCATCCTGGCTGTGACGCAGTTTGTTTTCCAAGCTGGCAATCCAGATGTCATCATGAAATCCTGCTCTGCATACTTCTGTGCCCCAGTACTGCAAGATCCAACGTGGTGTTAGTGTGGGCATGCCCAGGCGTTCTGCCCACCATGGATCCACACGCTCACGCCATTCACGGGCTTGTTTTGTGCGCCCTTCCAGCATGGTTCTGTCCCATCCAAACACTTGTGCCACAGCGTCTTTTAAGGTACTTGCAAAACTTTCTCTGCGAAAGTGGTGCAAATTTACAAGGTAGTCAGCAATGGTGTCCTTGCCAGACCCAATGAATCCACAGATGCCAATGATCATTTTAACTCCCGAACGTTGAGGTATTTAAGTGTATTTTGTAGCATGCCAATTTGTCTGCGGCAGTCTTCTAAGGCATGGTGAGTGGTAGGAGGCATGGGCTGATCGGGCCATAAACTAAAAACTGTGCGACTGTCTCGCACCATGTAATACTGCCAGGGCAAGGGTTTGTTATAACTCTTGTACGCATGCTCTAGGATGTTCATGTCGTAAGTTGGGCCTTGGGCCCAGATTCGTTTGGAGTGCCAAATCAGTTTACCTAGTCCGTCTAAGGCTTCGTCTAGAGGTATGCG